GAGTCTAAAGATTTAGGTAAATTATCTAACGTGCCTAACTTATCTAAACTTTCTAATGTGGTAAAGGCTTCTTGGGAAGCAGTTGCAATATATTGAATATCCATGCTTGACCCTGTGCTAAATCTATTAACGGAATAATTATAAATTAATAATTTATTATTTATATCTCCTGTTGTAGAGCCTGTTGCACCACCTCGATAAGACCAAAATACACAACTATTATTTGGGTCCACAGCAGCACATATTCCATCTAAGTTAGATGCTAAGTCTTCAAAAAAATAGTTATCTATTTTACCTTCGCCTATTGGTGTTAATTGTTGACCACCTGTTAATTTATAAAATCCATCTTGTGCTAAGAAGAAGATCATATTACCAAACGAACAAACAGAACGTGGAGCAAATAAACCAATATTATCTGAAATCTTTTCAAAGGTAAAAATTAAAGGAGTACCAACATAACTAACCCTATAAATTGCTCTCTCAAAAAATATAATACCAAAACTTTCTCCACCGATAATCGCTTGTATATTACCATGAGGACCAACAACATCTTGATAACCTGATTGTGTAGTTTGTGATGGGGTCCATTGTGTTATATTATTTAACCCACTCCATTTTACACGTTGGTTGTTAACATTATATTTTTGAAACTTATGTGTTTCACTTCCACCAGTAGCAGTTAAAGTAATAGCTGTTCCTGCTGTTGCATTAGCCGAAGTTGTTGCTACTTTAAAAGTATTTGTACCAACATAAATAACATAATAGGTACTACCATCAGTTAAGTTGGTTAATGCAGTATTTGAATTTCTGTCATAAATAACTGTATCGCCAGTTGACCAACCATGACCTGCAATAGTTATTTCATTACTAGAAATAGTATTAGAATCAAAAGTTTTTGCTGTATCGTATTCTGTTGTAAATCCTGTAAAAACAAAATCTCTAATTACTGCTAAATATTTTGCTTTAAAAGTTGTTAAATCTGAAAAAAGACTATCAACACCTTCTTGAAATTTTTGAATATAATTTGCATGGTTAGCAGCAATAATATTTGTACCAAATTGTGTAAAAGCCCAAAAGTCTCTTGCACCTTCTGTTGTAGAATTACTATAACCACCTGCTTTAGATTTATCTATAAACTCTTGTGAAGAGTTCATTTGATATAATTTTGTAGCATCTCCTGCGTAATTAGTTGTACCTCCTTCGTTAAAGGCGGTAAATAAACCAACGGCATTTCCTGTTAAAGGTGTTGTACTTAATTCTTGAAAACCAGGCAAAGATTTATACCCAACTTTCAATGGCAACACATTATCAGCTTGGATAGCTCCTGTGTTTTGATAAGTTGGTAAATCAGTTTGTAATTCGCCAAAAGGTATCATTAGTAAACTCTTCGTTTAGGGGAGAATTGCGTAGAAGTCATTTGTATAGGTGTTGAAGAATGTTTTCCTTTTTCATCACTTAAATTAGCTTTCTGTACTGCTTCATTAAAAAGGTTAGCCCATACAGGAAGTCTTTCATCATTTTGAATAAAAGGAGTTGCTTCTAAAATACTACCATACAAATAAAGTTCAGGATAGTTTGTTAAAATATCGTTTGTTGTATTAGAATCAGATAATCCTGCTATCCGTTTATAATAATACATATTAATTGTGTAATCATTATCAGGGGAAGGACCAAAATACATTTTGTCTCCAATGATTGTGTAATACACAGGCATACCATTACCAGAGTCAACATACACTCTATTTAATTCATTAGGAGCCATATATTGTAATTCAGTTTGAGGACTTGCAGAAGTATTCTGCACAGAAATAAATTCTAAAAATCCTGTTGGAATTGTAATATGCTTAGTACCTGAAACTGTGTCAGTAGTTGTATTAACAGCCATTTCACGCAAACGTAAATCTTTTGCATGACGTGATTCTGCTAGATCAATAAATGTATCAATGTTAGCAGTTAAATCATCTCTGTTAAGATAACTTGCTATCTCCGTTTTTAAATTTGTGTAAGTATCTAATGCCATTTAAACTGTTCCTGTCCATACTCGAAATGCTCTATTGTCGGAATTATTTAACCATCTTTTAAAACGTACATGGTCAACAATATCTCCTGTTGAAGACATAATTCCTTGTTTTGCTAATTGTTCAACAACAACCAAAGGGATAGATGCAACATGATTAAGTTCTTTAGACTTACTTACACCTTCCCCAAGGCTTTGTTTTCTTTTATTTTCTTCTATGACAGGAGTTAAGTCTTGGGTTCTTTCAATATGAAATTTACCTTCACTTTTATCTTCAATAAAGTTTGTATCAACTATATCTTTTGAAATAGAATATTTAGTCATTATGAAGACATCTCCGTTACAGAAATTTGTCCTGCTCCTGTTGCGTATGCAGAAACACTATCAGATGGACTTGTTTTCATAGTTATTGAATCATTGGCACTCAATAACAATCCATCTTTATTTGCAGCAGTTCCTTCTAATTTAATATATGCGTCAACTGATGTTGATACATGAACTAAATATACATCAGCAGAAATAGCAGTTGCTATTTGTCCTGCACCTGAATGATCTTGAACTGTATATTTAATTGGTCTGTATTGATATGTTCGTGCCATAATATATCCTTATCTTCTAATAACGTAACTTACATCTGCCGTAGTAGATGCTGATTGTTCGCCATTACTTTTAATATGAATTGCGTCTCCTGCAGCTACTAATACTTCTCCACCAATAGCTAAAGCTACACCACTTTCATCTGCTGTTGCATCTGCTAAAGTAGCATCAACAGTTGTATCAGCTCCATTTTTCATAATGTCAAAAGTAGTTGTTGCATCAATAACAGTATGCACGTTCATGTAAATTTCTTTTAATTTTCCTCCATCAGGAATAACACATACAGGACTTGCATTGTCTGCTGTTTGAATAGCAGTCATATTACCACCCATAATAAAATAATCGTTTAAAGTTCTCATTTTTTTCCTCTTATTGTTCTGAGTTAAAACTCTTCAATAAATAAGGGGGCCGAAGCCCCCTGTTGTTTCTTAACTTAACCTAAAATTAAGAAGTAGTTAAATCTGCAACTATACCAGAAGATGATTGGTTTCTTGAAACCACTCCACCTTCCATTAGTAATAACATGTGAGTGTTATCACCAGTTTTTGCTAGTTGAGTGTTTTGGAATGGACGTAGAACATTGAAACCCCAATATTCAGAATCCAATACCCAACAATCTCTATCTCTTTGAAACCTATTAGGTTTAACTGTTAGAGTGCCAAAATCAGATTGGTAAACATCTACTGCAGCAACAATAGTTTTTGCAGGTACTTCTCTAATTGCAGTTGAACCGCCTGTGAAGCCAGAAATTGCTTGTTTGTTAAATGGACCCACCATAATAGTGTCTGGGTTTCCACCTGCATTGTAACATTCTCTGATTACTTCTTTTAGCATTGATTCAGAAAAAGCTCTTTGAGTTCCATCAGTTCTTGTGCCTGAAGGTACTCCGTTAGTGTGAGCTGCATCTGCACCCCCAGCACCAACACTAGAGTTTCCTCTTATCCATGTTAATAATCCTGCTGTTTTTCTTGCAGCAGCAGAACCTCCCACAGTTGGGATTACGTTAGCTTGACAGATACCTGCTTCTACGTCTCTTTTTAACTCCTTCGAATTTTTTGCGAGGGAATATGCGAGTTGAGTAGAGCGACCTGCTGCATCTACAGCATCGTCAGTACCAGTAATGATAAAGTTTTTTGCATAGATTTGCGTATAGTTGTGAAGCTCTTGTGAAGCAGTTTGTGCAGTTGCCGAGTAGTCGTCTCCTTCTACTTGATGGTTTGCAGCACTTGCTGCAGCTAAAGAGTCTGTAAGCCATTTGAACTGAGTGTTCGATGCCTTACCTTTACCCATGCTAGAAAACATTGGTGTATCAGTTGGACTAATATTATATATAATATCGCTTAACTGCTCCCTGATGCCTTTCATATCATAGGTATCGAAAGTATTTCCTGGCTGTGCCATGATAATTTTCTCCTAAAGTTGTTGGGCTTCCGTCCAGGCAAGGAAAGCATCTTTTGTTTTCCTATCATTCCCCTTCTTGGGATTGTCTTTTAGAGAAGCCATTGCTTTTTGAATCGCAGACGAACTTTCAGAAGATGTAGTAGTTTGTGAACCAGAAGTTGTTACCCTAGGAACTCGTTTAACTTTCTTTCCGTCTAGTTTTGCTTTTTTTAAATTATCTAATTGCATTGCATTGTATGCTACCAAAACTGTTCTGTGATCTGTTAAATTTTGTAGTTCCGTATCGGTAAATCCTTGTGATACTAAAAAGTTTTTAATATCATTTTGAACTTTAGGAGCTTTATTAGGGTCGCCAAGAATAGGTAACTTTTCAATCAACTTTTCTTGTTCTTGTTTAAGAACAGTATTTAATTTTTGTTGATATTGAGCTTGTTGTTCTTGTTTTTCGCTTTCTAATTTAACTCGTAAATTATTCTGATGTTCACGTTCTTTTGTAATTCTAGCTTGTGCCTTAACATATTCCGTTGGGTCTTCTTCATAGAGCTTTTCCAAATCGGATTCGGACATACTAGGTTTATCAAAATTACTTACAACTTCTTCAAGTCGTTGAACGTATTCGGATTTTTTTTGATTAGCCACGTTCATTTCATCTAAAATTTTTTGACGTTCTAACTCTAAGGTTTTACGTTCTTCACTTAATTTAGATGTTTTTTGTCGGTAATCAGAATCTTTAGCATAACCACTTTGTAATTCCTCTAAAGTAACTTTAATTGTCTCGCCATTGACTTTGACATCAAAAAGTTTCTCGTCAGTTTTCGTTGTGGTGTCCTCAGACACTAATTCCAAATCGTCAGGGGTTAATTCCTGCGTTTCACTTTCAACTTTAGTAGATTGCTCTACAGGTGTCTCTGGTGTTGTGTCCTCATTCCCTGTGGCTTGGTCTTCTTCCAAAGTACCCAAAAGGTTGATGATTTCACTTTCTGCTGTTTGCTGTGATAGCGCAACAGATTCCTTTACAGGTTGATCTGCCATATAGTCTCCTTAATTTTTAATTAAAAATTTTAGTTTTTTGTATGTCGGTCAAAGACTTATTCGCCAATTTTCCTGTCTCCATGACAGACGTAATTTCGTTGATAAGTGATTCCAACATTTTACGCATGAGAAATATTTTTTCTCTTGCTTCGGTATCTCGAAGAGGAGATGCTAACCATTCTTGGTTTAATCTTTCTTCGATTTTTTTTACTGCATCAGTAAAAATTTCGTCTTCTAGTATTCTCTTTGCTTGATTTCCTAGATGAATTTCTTTTGACATATTTATCTGCTTGATACGTTTCCGTAAGTCATTCCACTTGTGCCTACATTTTCGGTAGATGGGTTGTTATATGGATTACTATAACTATAGCTACTAGAGCTACTAGAGCTATTTACATTAGCATTAACATCTTGTTGTGTAGTTCCATCATTACCACCTGTATTATATTTAGGTCCGTAATCTTTCTTTTTCTTAGTTTTTGTTTTAGGTTTATTGTCAGAATTAATTGTATTAATTGCAGTTATAATATCATCGCCTTGATCTTGCGTAAAATCTCCACGTTTAATTAAAGCTCTTATTTTTTTAATATATTCAGGAGTTAAAAATTTATCTGGTACTGTTGAAACATTTCCACTTTGAGCTGCTGCAAAAATAGTATCAACTGCATCTTGCAAAGAACCAAAAGCAACTTGTTGTCCATAACCTGTTATAAAATTTCCATCACCATTATAATAACCACCTGTACTTGTATGATATTGAACAGTATTTTTATCTTTATCTGCACCTACTCCTGTTGGAACATATTGATTAATTATTCCTGCTACAGATTTTGCAGTACCAGGTATTTTAATATTTGTATTTGTTCCAATGTTACCTAATTTATCATTGTAAAAATTTGCTTTTTGTAATGCTTCTTTATAACTAGGAGAAAACATAGCAAACTTTGCTTTGTTTCTATCTCCACCATAATTTCCTAAATACATATTTTTCTTTTCAAGAGCTTTGGTAAACCATTCGTATTTTTTATCGTTCATCATTTGTGCAGGAGCTTTTAAAATATTTCCATACAAACCCATTTTACCCATTGTTGTTTGTTGTGGACCTAATAAAATTCCGTCTGTGCCAATGTAACCTTTACGCAAACCATAATCCATTAATTCACTTTCGGACATATCGTTTAAAGGAACATTAGAAAGATTTAAAACTTCAGGATTATTGTCTCTTATAGTTCCATATCGTTGTGTAGTAATATCTTGAAAACTATTATTATCATTAGTATTTTGATTGCCGTAATTTATATTTACTTCTGTTTCTTCTTCTGCAGGAACTTGACCTGCTACTTGGGGAACAACTTCATATTGTGCAAAACTTTGATTTGGATTAGGTTTAGCTTTATAAGGAAATTGATTAAAGGTACTAAAATCAGGGTCATAACCTGCAATTTGAGA